GTGAGAGCAAGTGCTCGAGATCCATTCTCATAGGCAAAATCCATGTGCTCTTGGGGAAACCCAAAGCCATCAAATAATGAAAAGCACGAGTGTCCGTGCAAGTTTACAAATTGTTCTTTTCTTAAGTTCATAAGTCCTCCGTGTTGTATATAATGTAACATGATGAAGAGGACTTGTCAAGTAAAAACTTAAACTTTTTCTAAATCCGCTTCATCAACCCAATAATATTCATTAGCATAAAAATCATATACTTTGTAAATTTTATAAAAAGCTCTTGCTTCAAATTCTAGGGCGATTGCAAAACTTTCTTGATCTAACCAGATACATCTTACAAAATCTCCTAAATCTATTTTTTTTTCACTCATTGTTTTCCTAGGGGTTTAATTCTGACTGAGGTGCAGACTTGATTATTGTTGCCGGGTAACCACCTGACAACAATGCGGTCTTCAGTCGTACCCCAAAGTGATTTCACTTCACCTCTATCAATTGAAATAATTATCCCGACCCTTTTGAGGGGGTGAAGATAATCTAAACAAATGCCACTAGGTTTAAACTCAACAAGGTCTCCGACATTAAACATTATTCTTCCAAAAATCGGACAACATGTGTCTCAGATAAAATCTCCCACGCTTGAGGGTTAACAATGAGTGGTTCATCGCCAAAATGCTTCATGAAAATTGAAGCTCTGGTTCTTGCTTCGCATAGCGAAGGTGCTCGAGGTACATAATAAAATTCTTTTTGCTCGTCATAAATGTATACGTGTTTCATGGTAGACTCCTCCGGACTGTATCCATCATAGCAATCACATGGATCGCATTCACAAACTTCGCAGAATTCTGACATGTTTACCTCCTTACTTGGCTGCGATGCAACGGGAAGACATTAGCTCCCTCATCTTAAATAGTCCAACTTCTTTATGTTTACATTCGAGCATGATGTCCATGCGGTGACCAAACGTCTCAATAGGTGTCCAATACGAGTCGCTGTGGGCTTGTGGTTTGATCTTAGGGTTGTTGTGCTCAATCGCTCGTGACTGGCTGTAGTGCACGACAGGGACAACATCACCCCATGTTTTGAGTGCGAGTTCGACTGCTTCCTGTTGTGTTAGTCCGCCAGTGCACAGGTGATGATGGTGATAGTCATGGACAATTGGAATACCAATGACTTTGAACACACCATCGTATAGTTCTTGTGTGGAGTACAAAGACTCCTTGTCGTCGTTCTCGACCGTCAGTCGCGTTTTGACTGCGTCTGATAGTCTATCGAAGTTCTTGCAAAAATTAGCAAGGGCCATAGGTTTATCATTGTATGCTGCTCCTACATGAATGTTGATCTTTGCCCAAGGAGAGCGAGGTTGACAAAGCAAGTCCATCATCTTACCGTTGACTTCAAGGTCTTTGATGGTGTTTTGAACAACGCTCTCGTTTGGTGAGCAAAGTTTGTTGAAAGGGCCGGGATGGCACGTTAGACGAATGTCGTGTTCGTTCGCATAGAGTCCGGCTTCAAAAAGGGCTTCTTCGATGGCATCAAAGTCTTTGAGATCTTCGAGATCATATTCTGAAGCCCATGGAAAAATTTCCGACGACATGCGATAAAAGTGAATGTCGTGTTTTGCGTTCCACTCGAGAATGGTCAGCAGGTCAGTACAGTTCGCAAGAATGATCTCCGACACATAGTCGAGACCTTTCTCTTGAAATGTTTTCTTACGCATTGTGCGGTTTGTTGATACCTTTACTTTGCGTGATGATAGTTCAGTGTTGATACATGCGTATCCAAGATTGTAGTTAGTCATAAGTCCTCCGTTTTATATAATATAACATGTTCAGGAGGTCTTGTCAAGTTTTTTGTTTAATTTTTATGACAACTCTCAGGATCATTTGCTATCAAGATGCACTTTTCATAATATGCATCGATGTTGTCATTCGCCATTTGAAAATAATCTGGTTCTGTGACACAGCACAAATACATTAAAAATAAAATCATTTTTCCTCCTCTGATTTATAATTTGGGTTGTCGACTATAGAAGGGTTTGAAACTCTAGAAACTGTATTTTCATACCTAGCTTTCATTTCGTAATATTCGTCAACAGACAATCCAGCCTCGTCCAGAATGTCAGATGTATTGTCGGGATACTGCTGTAGTCTAGATTCAAGGCTTAAAAATCGATTCATCCAATATTCCAAAGACACCGTCCACGCAAGTGGCAAGATTACATTATTTATATCTTGTTTGTGTATGTTTTTTCCCGGGAAACTTGGTGCAAGTTTTCTGCTCAGTGGATTGTTGGGATCTTTGAAGGTGCCCCAAAATACTAATTTTCCAAAAACATATTCATAATGTTCTTTTAGGTTCCAGCTGTTATAATAAGCTTCCGCAACGTCTAGGTGTTCAATTAATTCGGGATTTTGTTCTGCTAAATCATAGAACGATCCCATGTCAACATAGACATAACTATCAGCAGTGTTGCTTTGAGCAGGAGTCACAGTATAAAATCTTAAGTTTTCTGGTGTAACTCTTAGTTGGTCCAATGCATACTTCCCTTGTTGGTCTGTGTATGGGGCTTTTGACTCTTTCCATCCATCCTCGTCAATTGGCTCAAGGGGAAATTGTTCTTTTTCTTCTTCCTCAGGAGGAAAAAACTCATCAGGATTCATACCAGCATCTATAGCATCTTGTCGGGTCATCATTGGAGCGTCTCTATACTTGTCTTTCATGCTAAGAGGATTTTCTCCTTCTTCGTCATCATATAAACTATATCCTAAAGCTGCTGCACCGGCAAGGCCAGCGGCACCTTTTAGAAAGTCACGTCGCTTCATTTCTTCAATGACTTCAACTATAAGTGATTTTAATGTTTTGGAATTAAGTTTCATAATATTATTATAACATCTTCTGCTTTATTTGTCAAGTCTTTAGGTACATATAATCATTTATCAAACATTTGCTTTTGTGATTTTTTACGCCACTATACCTTGAAAATTACGATGAATTATTTTGGCTTCTTCTTGGCCTACAATTGACTGTATGCGGTCATAGGCATCGAAAAATTCATCGATAACTGTCTCACGATCATGGGCTTGGCTCGGCTCCGGACGTTCATGATTACGTTTTTTGGCATATCGTTCACTTTCTATCCTCGCGAGTCTCTTTAGCGTTGCACTTGCAACGGCTGCCTTGGCTAGGGCATCTAGCCAATCAGCTTCAAGGGAGTCAAGCGTAGAGGATATCGCATCCAACAAAGATTCGGCTTGATATATAAACATGGCATCTCGAGACATCAACATATCTTCGATTTTACTGCCATTTTCTGATAGAGCGGGCTTTCCATTGTGGATTAGTTGGCCAGAGGTCATCATTTCTTTGATAATTTGCTTTAATTTTGTTTCTGTTAGTTTCATTTTTTACATCCTTGTGGTAATTGAGACTGGAGTGTCTTTTTGTATATGTCAATATCTGGTTGAGTCCATTTTAATTTTGGGCAGTGGGTTTTCTTATCTTCTTTGTCTTGTAGAAATATTTCTAATGCCTTCATGTCTCTTTTAAGGTCATCAGTTGGTTCAGTCAACATAAGTGTCATCAATAAAGCGGACTTCATTTTGTCACCATCTGCTCGATTCGACCTAAGCTGTCTTTCATGTATTCGATATCTTTTTCGATTCCGATTATCTGTCTTGCGTTGTCGTCCGAGCCTTGGAGCTTTTTTTCAAGGGAGGAGATTACCTCCTCTGCATCTCCGAGGTCATTTCTCAGTTCAGCAACTTCCACGTTCATGTTCCATACCCATCCGGCAAGAGGGATCACAAGCATCCCAAGACCCATCTGGACAACCTTCCATACATCATCTCTTGTTAGTGTAGCCATGGTTATCCTCCTACCACTTTTTGCAAGACCAGTATCTCGCTTTTGTCTTTGGACCCGGGTTATCGCAATTGTGTCTTGCCCTGAATGACTTGCGACGCTTGGGGTTTGACTTCTTAATCTTCATGTTGGGATCTCCAAAGTTGACTTTCTTTACGTTTCCAGTTTTTGGATCCTTGACATAAACTTTAAACTTCTTTACGTCTCCGCGAGTTGGCTTGTTGAGAGTGACCTTGCGTCCTTGGTACTCGGCTTCGCCCATAAGGTCAGGGCAGCCACATGATGCTTCTTGAAGTTGTTCAAACAAACAAGCCCCACATACATTACCGCCTTCTTCAAGCATCGCGTCTTCGAACAAAGCTAACACAGAATCATCACCTTCATATAGAAGACCTTCCATCAAATTGACTTCATACGATTCAAGTTGTTCGTTAATAATTTTTTTAAGTTTAGTTTCCGTTAAGTTCATTTTTTTTTCCTTAGTGGTGTTTATGTGCTGTTTCTAGAAATTTAAGTGCTGATGGAACAGCTCCAGCATATTCAGTAGTTTCAAAAGCTTTAATTGCCGTAGTGATCGCTTCGATTGTCAATTCTAATCCATGCCCTGCTGCTTTTCCAGCAGTGACCGTTCCAAGCCCCATTGACACACCGGCGATAGCAACACACACTAACAGCATAATGAACAATACCTCTGTTATCTCGTCTTCCTTCTCTTTAGACATTTCTTCGCCGCCAATCTTAGCTAACAGTTTTATTGGCTTTACAACAGAATATCTAATCACATTCAAGTAGGCGGAGTGCAAAAAATCTCCTAGGTCACCAGTGAGAAGTTGTACCATTGCATCTAGTTGAATTTTGCCCACAACACCTATTTTATTAGCTATAAAGTTATAAACTTTTTTTTGCGAGAGAAATGTTTTGGCAGCTTTTCCCAACCATTGTAGTATTTTGGGAAAAGCTAGAGCTGCTGCGAACAGCAAGAGGCCTCCAGCCTCTTGTAGCACATCTTCTTTGCCTTTTGTAGCCTTCATCTCTTTTGCTTTGGGAACAAGGTCTTTGACGTCAATTGGCGGCAAAGCGGACTTCAGTGACGATTCGATTAAAACATTTTCATACTCCTCATTGATTAGTTGTTTTAATTTTGCTTCTGTTAGTCTCATTATTTTTTCCCTTTTTTAGCTTTTTTGCCCCATGACTTACCTTTACCCTTTTCTTTGCATGCACCTGGGGTTGGTCTGCATGACGGGTACTTGCTTCTCTTCTCTCCATCAGATCGACCACAAGATTTGTATCCACCTGATCCGTCGGGAGCATTACAATCGACCCAACCTTTTTTCTTTCCTTTGGCTCCTTTGCGACCAAACCAATCGCGAAGAGATGATTCCTTACTTGATTCAGTTCCAGCTTTTTTCTTTTTCTCTTCAAGATCTTGTTCCTCGTCTAACTCAAGTGCTTCTTCTGCTTTGACGCAATTGCGATACGTCTTGCCAAACATTTTTTTTGTTTTTCGTGTATCGTGGGTCTTATAGCCTTTTTGACACTTCTCATTCAAGACAGCTTCAATCTCTTCTTTGATGATCTGTTGTAGTTGTTCTCTAGAAAGTTGCATTTTTATTGTCTTCCATAAGTCTTGCAAGGATTTTGACCACAGCCGCAATTCTTAACTTCCTGCAAGTTTACATTTTTATCATCGTCTAGAATATAATCACCATTTTCATGCTTTGCAACGCTCGACATGCCTTCTAGAGCTTTGAGGATTTCATCTTTCATATCATCTCCGAACTCTTTCAAAAATGGATCCATACCAGCGGCTCCACCTTCGTCTCGGAGAATTTTCTCGATCTTCTTGGGATCAACATGAACATAGCCTTTTTTAGCCATTGATGTATGATCTTGTTCTTTGTTTGCTACAGATTTTTTACCAGTTTTGGGATCATACATGTCATGAGTTTCAAATTCTTCACGAAGTGACTCCTCTTTCTTTTTGGACTTGTTGCCCCAGTTTTTAGCACCGACCTTTCTACATTTTACCAAAGCTCCTGAAGCATAAGCAGATGGCCAAACATCGTACCTAGCACGGACTTTGTGATAACATGCATCCTTCTTGCCTTCTTTCTCAGACAATACGGCTTCTATCTCTTCTTTAATAATTTGTTTTAATTGATCATTTGTAAGTTTCATATTGGACCCTCATTCTGGCAATAAATAGTTAAAATTTTAGCTTTTCCACCCAAAAAGATGAAGAAGAAAACTTCTAACAACCTTTTCCTTGCATTGGTCATCTTCTCCACATTCATGTAGTGCCCATGAATAAGATTTTTTCTCTGTTTCTATTAGGTGTTTCGTGTCTTTTATGTTCTGTTGGATATCATCACAAGCCTCATCATATTCAGTAAGCCAAATGTCGTATTTCTCAACAACTTCAAAGAGATCACCCCAGTTCTCATTGTCCATGGCATTGGTAACAGTTTTGAAGGCATTGGTATATTCCCAAAATCTTGGATCTGATGTCTCTAGTTTGTCAGGGTGTATTTTTCTAGCTATTTCTCTATAGACTTTCTTGTGTTTGTTGGTGTTTTTTTCTTCTGGTTTCTCAAGCTTTATTAGTCCCTTTTCTTGATTGTCAAAAATCATTTGTACTTGATTGCTTTTTTCTTTATTAAGCTTATCTAGATCAACTTCATTCTCCGCACACCATCTTCTATAAAATACTTCAAACTCCAAGTGCCCATCTTTTAGTATCTCTCGGACCATTTCTAATTCAAATTTACAAGACTTGTATTCATTTAATAGTTTTTTAAATTTAAGTTTCTGTATCATTTTTCAAAGGATTGTACCTGCCCCCTGTTAATATAGACTTGGATGGTCTCCGGATATTGACAGACCTAGAGGCTGTCATGAAGTCTACGTACTCTTCCCAGTTTCTTATATTAAAGTAATTATCAACCGGAATCTCATGAGCACCCTCTAAAGACAAAGGAGCGAATACTTTTTCGACTGGAAAGAACCTTGCCGACCACCTTTCTTCCGGTGGTAACATTAGATCGTCATCAATACTGGACCCAGGCACCCTACGTCCCGTCCCCGATCTTATTACTCTCCTGAACTCTAGCCAGTCATTTTTCCCAAAAGTGAACGAGGTAAAGGCACCATCTTTAACAGACTGTCCTTGAGCCGTAATGTAACAGTTTTGAGAGGAAGATATTTTTTTCCTATGTTCTCGGAGAGACCAAGCCGGAAAGAACCCATGCGGAAACGATACATAGTATTTTGACGGAACCATGTAATCTGACACTTGACTGAATACCTTGAAAGCCGTCAAGGCTCCGTGTATAACAGACCAAGAAAGACAGTCTCTTTTGAAACGATCCTTTGGGTTCACTCCAGTATAGTAAATCGGTATTCTTCTTTTAGACTCTCCCGGTATTGGATCCATGGTTCTATAAGCCCAGACTGGGTCTTCACACCAATTGCCTACCACCTTCTTCACAAAGGGGGCTATATCGTCGTTAACGACAATCCAAATTGATTTGCATCCTGCCCATGCACACTCGACAACGGCGGCCTCTAGAAGCGAATACGAAGGACCTATGGGCATCATGCAATTGGGCCATGGTTGTTCAAAGTCAAAATCATCGTGGCCCGATACTGGAATGATACCAACGAGGTTGTTTACTTTTGTTTTAAAATCTGCACTGTTTTCCATGCTTCACCTTTGATTTGTTGCATTTTTGTCACATCCTCTAATGAATGTAGAGGCACTGTTCTCTTGGAGACCACTCTTTTGTAGAAATCAATCTTTGGCTTCTTATAGTATGTTTTCTTCTCCGTACGCATGCTTAGAGGACCAGTAATGCCTTCAGAATGCATCATACGCAATACTTTAAGCCTTGCTATGCCGTTACCCCAATCAGGACTCAAAAGCTGTTCAGAGGTCAATATCGACAACGATACAAGGTCTTTTGTTTGTGTTACGCCATGTCTTGAAGACGGAAAAAAATTAATTTTCTTGACAAATTTATTGTCATCTTCTATTAATTCTACCGTGTGTAATCTTGCTGACCTGACGTCAAAATAATCATATACATTGTGTACATCTTTTTCTTCGATGTCAAACCACTTGAGCGAGGAAGCCTTGGGTTTAAATAGCTTTGAGCCTTTTGTAACAATAGTGATACCATCGTCTTCTCTTATACTCTCAATGTTGTTGGGGCATAACAATAAGCCGGTTAGGGACATGCAAAAGTTGAGATTCGCCCAGAATTCGTAAGCGTTGGAAGCATTAAACTCTGAGTAATCAAGGGTCTTGTATTTATCGTCGAATCGGCTTATGTAGATTGGTTGATGGACTAAACATTTTTGTTGTGTTCTCCAGCAATACAAAAGAGATTCCAGTGAGCGACATACAATCAAACTGCCCTCTGAGGTACCATCGATAGAAGCTCTTTAATTTTTTCACCTAGAACATCGGCTCCTGCTGTTGACATATACCAGTCTTTCATTTGACCGTATAGTCCAGCACCTACTCCCGGATTGTCTAGAAAGCCTGTGGTATTCATCGAATTCATTTTTACGTGGTCATTGATAAAACTGTCGAGGTGGTCTTCAAGGAAGTGTTTTTCAAATACCAAGTTCTTATCAGCGGTGGGTAATGCATTGAACTCTTCACCGGTAATAGTCTCGTACCCAATTCTCTCTAAACCTTCTGCGAGTTCGGTTAAGTACATGAGAACCTTTGCTTCGATAACGAAGTCAGCCATGTCCGATCCGAAAACTTGGTTGTACCAGTGTGATGTCCCAGAGCGTAAAGCAACCTTGACCTTGTCAAGTGCACTTCCATATCCTCTAGAGGATGTTCTGGGTATATCTGCATCGGTGAGTGAATCAATTTGGTCACCGAATGTGCCAGTAAAAAAATCACGGCGAGCATTTTGCACTTCCATACCTATATCTACAAAATGTTTAATGAACAAGTCGATGGACCCAGGTTGGATTCCTGTTATTTCGTATAGGCCACGGTACCTACTCTCTGTCAATATTTTCAATCTCAATTTCATTGTTTTAAGCTCCGAATCATCTGTTGTGGTACTTGTTTAAATAGTTGCCCATCAGCATAAACATCATAACACCAGAATTCAGATGGGAATTCACAAACATTTTCCCAATCGTTTATAAAAACTAAAACAGGATCGCTGATAATAACACCCAAACCGCCAAGCGTTGTTATTCTATCAGGATCCTGCAAGACTACAAGGTCACCTTTGTTAAAATTAGGCCCCTCTTGATTCACGGTACGCACCAGCGGAGAACGGCCAAATTTCTGTTGCGATGTCTAGACACGCCTCTGCGACTTTTTGTATTTCCCATTGAGCACCCTCATGAATTCTCAAGTCCACGAACTTAAGTAGGTTGCTCAGATTTACGGTACCATAATACTTAGCATAAAGATTTTGTGGCAGTACACCTCTGGCTTGTTCACGGCAGACTCCTGCCTCTATGAGGTCGTCAAACAATCTAAGACTTTGCGAATGATGTTTTTTGATAATCTTAGATGCTGGAATATCTGAATCAAACGATGCTTCGGGATGTCTCCACTTGATTAATGGATCAGCCAATTCATCCGCATTGGATGCCTGACGATTGCTTTTGTGTTGAGTTCTAAATTGTTTTGGCTCGTAGAACTTCATGTCAACTTCCGTATATCGCCTAGATATTTCATTGTATGCCCACGTTCTGTGTCTCATGTGTTGAGACCTTACGAACATTGGAACCTCAAACAGGAATGTAATTGAGTTGTGTTCAAATGGTGACGTGTGTTTGTGTTCGATTAAATATTTAATTAGTTTTTCGTCTCTCTTGGTCAAAGGCTTTGTGTTGTCTTGCCCAAAAGAAACGCGGGCAGCATTAGCAATCATTTTATCATCGCCAACATGCTGCACATAAGAAACTTTGCCGATACCATCAGCATACAGTTCAATTTCTCTCATCGATCCCCCGTGGGTCATATTCTTCGTATACAGGAATATTAAATTTCTTTCCTACCTTAGATTCTTCATTGCCTTTGGTAGCTTTAGGGATGAATGAGTAGTCATCTCCTGCTTGAGCCATTTGGGAGTGGTCGTAAACTAAAGATACTGCGTCTGACCCTGGGGCTCTGTGGAATCCTCGAGCTGATCTTTCTACTCCCTTTTCTGGGTCATCATACTCCATTTCGAACATTTCGTATAGCATCGTATCATTTCCTGGTTCAATTGTAAACTTTTCTCCCCAAAGGAATCCCCACTGTCCATATTTTCTATTTAGCTTTTCTAAGTCAGATTGACTTGGGTTGATAACAAGTACTGATTGCTCAAAAATACCAGCAAACTTACCTCCGATGCGAACATATTTAAGTCCTGCGGAACTCAGATCGCCTTCCAAATCTTTCTTTAGGTATTTGTTGTCTAGATCTGTTGATTTTTTTGCCATTGGATTTTGGCCTGACATAATTCCAATAGTTCTTACGCTTGGGTCTTTACCCTTAAGTATTTCTAAGACCCTGTTGTACTTTACTGCTTTCGCTTCTGTTAGTATTACTCTTAATTTCATTTATTTTTCCTCAAGGTTGCGTCATGACATACTCGCAATGTTCTTTTACATCAGCATGTCTTGTTCTTAATTTTTCTACAATTTCTGATACTTCCTGTTTCCAAGCTCCAACTTGATCAGACAAGTCAGCATTGATCAGTTCTTTTTCAACCTCTGAGTACGCTTCACCTATGGTGTTATAAATCTGGTTCCACTCAACAGATAGGAATGCAGAAGCAGCTTTCTTGGTGTCAACTTCGGACAACAAAAACCCAGAAGTTCTACGATCTGATGGATCTGTCATTGTATTTAGTTCACCTGCTCTTGGTGAAAAGTTATCTCCCTTTCTACCACCCTGTGCACGAAAAGTAAGGGCACCACCTGGATCTACTCTAGACGCGATATTAGTTTCAGTGTCAACAACAAAATTGTTTGTATTCTTGACGTCCCAGTTCGCTAAAAATATATCAACCATAGCACCACCAGAAATCGAATCAACCCACTGCTTGAAATCTACACTTCGTCCGGGGACGCCTTTAACTTCTCTTGTTGCAAGTCCAATTCTTTTTTGAGATGGATCTGAAACAATTTCAATATTTTCCGGTGCGTTAGACGGATAAAGCTGATAAATTTTGTAAGCAAGGAATTCAACTGCTAGCTGCATTGATCTATCTGTTTTGCTCATCCAGTGAAAATTTTCAGTAAACTTTAAATAATATTTATCACCTCGCAATTTACATGTAGCGAGTGTGTGGGTTGATTGTTTAGCTTTGGTGGGCGGTCCATCTCTACCTAGAAAGCATAATTCCGTTAATTCATCCATTTTGGCTTCTTCGAGATGATTGACTTCTCTTTCTTCGGACAGGACTTCAAGAATTAATCCTTTTAATTTTTTACTCGTTAGTCTCATCAAACAATCTCCCATAAACATAGTTTTCTTTAACCACGTAAATAGTTTCGAAATTGCCTTTTATTTCTTGAATTGTAGATCTTTCCACTATTACTGTTTCTCCCGGTAAAAGATCGATTGTACAATCCTCAGCCATGTCCATGATTTCGCCTATCACATAAGGGGACTTTGGTGGTTTGTACTCATCGGGCATGACAAACAAAGGGTCTTCTTTGTTTTCTTTTTCTTCTTGTGGTTTAATCCACAAATGCTTGTTAAATGGTTTAAATTCCATAATACCTCCATAATAAAAAAACGTGTTATACACATAGTATAACACGTTTAGGGCACGATGTCAAGGGGTAAAGTTAATTATCTTTTGATTCGTGTTCTTTTTTCTTGTTTTGAACTTCGGTTCTTAGGTCCTTAATTTTTTTGGTTGATTCCATTAAAACCTTTCTTACACGAGGTGCGGCAGATTTATAGCCATAGGCTCCGGCATCAACTTTGTCAAGGTCCATCAAAGTTTGTTGTAGTTCTTTAACAATTTGTTCAAGTTCTTCTCTCATACTTTCTCCTAAAAAATTTCACAGGATCCACCGCTGCATGCGATTTCTCCACTTAAATCAGTTTCATCTGTAACTTCTGTAATTAGGTCTAAGTCAACGTTTTTTACCAATTCAAGCATTCTTTCGTAAGTTTCTTTATCACAATCTTCAAAAGGTGCCTGTACATAGGTGCCACCATCGTGTGGCAAAACTGATAATCCATTGTAAACATTTCTGTTAATCCACATCCAATCTCCAACTGTTTCCCACTCATCATCTTTGATTGTAATGGTCGCAGAAACATTGTGTGTATTGTTGCCATCAATGTGACCGGGCTTAATCCATTCATTAGAAACTTTCTTTACTCTCTCCAGCAAATCAAGTGCTGTTTCGTGGCGTGTTATTGCCCCTTCAGGAGCTTTTTGAGGAACAGAAAGGATAGCAGTGTCATGTGGTCGGAAACGGCAGTCCTCGACCAACTCAGGCAGGTTATTGACGAGATATGAATAGATAGCCTCATTCTTTCCTACGCGTAATCTGCGTATATAATAGTCGTTATGCCACGCGTGGATACCGCTTGAAGTTCCAAGTGTCAGCGATGTTGTGCCTGCAGGCTTTACAGAAGTGGTTCTTGCTGCGGGCTTAATGCCAATTTGCTCTGCTACTTTTTTATTAACAATCTTTACTTGATCAGCGGCTGATTTAAGATCAAGCTTGAGAACTCCACCAGAGGCAATACCCGTCATTGAAACTCCAATCAAAGAATCTTTCTCAGTTGTTCTCTGCCAAATAGGACGAAGATAGTGAAAGTCAGTGTAAGATGCCTGAAGGGTCCCAATGAAAGAAGCAGCTTTTGCTCTTTCCTCTAACTCTTTTTGCGTTCGAACATTAGATACGTTAATCTCTGTCAAATTGCAAAACTGAAAAGGTCGGAGACCTATTTCGCAACAAGGGTTACATCCCCACTCTTTATCGTTAGAAAAATAAAACCCAGGCTCTCCGGAGCGTGACTCTTCGACTCTCTTCCAAATGTTTTTAAAAGTTGGCTCGTCAATTCTGTGTCTCATTATGACTACAGAGTTGTTTGCTCTTCCTCTTTGCGGGTTGAGTTCCCACCATGCCCCTGACTTGGCCGAAAGCATGTCTTCATCATCAGCACTGAACAAAGAAATGAGAGCAGCACGACGGATACCTCCAGCGAGAACCGCATCCGCAATATGGCAGATGATGTCATGCACCTCAATAGGAGTGAGTTTGTCACCATTTTCTTTAGCATCTAAGATTCCCTCTACTTTTACTAGGCACTCGCGAAGTGGTTGTGGGCCGGGTGCCTTTCCGCCCGAGGTAACTAGTCTCGCACCTTTTGGACGGATGTCTGAGAAGTCAAAACGTAGTCGTGATGTACCTTTAAAGTATGACATCACTAACGCTTTTACAGAATCAGCCCAGCCTTCAATTGAGTCCCCAACTAAAAATCTTCTTGTTCTTTTCGCTGAGGGTCTATGGATTTCGGGTAAACTATCGACGTGATGTTTTTGCACAGAATATCCAACACCAGTTCCACCTAAAAGTAAAAACATGATCTCTCCGAATACTCGAGGATCATCAGCAGGGGCAAATGCACAATTAAACACACGGTTGGGAGATACCTCAATAGGCTTACCTCCAAACTGCATGCTTCTCATTGAGGGTAAGACTTTTTTGTCAAATACCATCTTATAATTTTCTCTAATTTGTGTTTCAATGTGTGGAAACTTTTTAATGTGCATCTCCATATTGCGAGTCACTAACTCGTCCCAATTTTCTCGACGTTGTTTATCTTCGAGATATCTTGCATACTTCATGTGGACCGTTATATCCGACAAGATCTCTTTTTCCAAATTCATTCTGCTACTCTCCTGTGTTAATTTTCTAAAGTACTCTCTTTCTTCGAGAGTGTAAGTTGATGATGCTTCCATTATTGCCCCATTTTTGCATATTTATCTTTTAGCATTTGCATTTGCTCTGCTGTTGTCTGCATTTTTTCAGCCGTCTCATCTCTGTCTAAAATTTTGATTGAGACTGTGGACCAATCAACAAAAGCGTCAAATACAAGACCGTCAGGTCCGTTCCTATTCTTAGCAACGAATAGCCTTCCTTTGTTTGCTTGCTTGTCTTGAACTGTTCGTGAAAGAGAGAAAATGAAGTCAGCGACAAAGCATTTGTTAAATGCTTCAGATATTGCCTCCATTGTAATAACCTCTGCATTAAGTCCTCCGCGATTAGTTTGAGATGCAGTCCAAACTGGAAATTCGTATGTTTGAGCTAAACCACGCAGTCCCTCATAGGTCTCTTCAAGTTCATGTCTCTTCTCGCTTGATGACCTCACTGGTCTCAGCAAATCAGCATAGTCAACAAGAACCATATCAGGTTCTATACCACGCTTGCGAAGTTTTTCGATATGGTTCTTGAGAGTCTGAACAGATGCAGACTTTGTTGGATACTCTTTAATAATTAGAGTACCTTCAAGATCTTTGATTTTTGTTATGATTTCTTTTTGTCTTTCTCTGTGCTCTTGCAAAGGAACATCGGTGATACAGCAATCAAATCTTTGACCGACCACCGTATCTTTAAGTTCGAGCGTATAGTAGACAACAGTCTTGCCTTGAAGGATTGCTTGAGTTGCGAGATGCACGAGCACCATAGACTTACCAGCACCAGTTGGAGCGACAACAACACCCAACTCTGACTTTCCAAGGCCTCCCTTAACAATCTCATCCATTCGTGGCCAACCAGTTGAAGTTGGATCTCGTGAAACCAGTTCAAAACGTTTAAGCAAATCTTTGCGAAAGTCGTGTCCAAAGTTGTTGTCTGTTCCAAGAACTAAGGCCTCCTTGATCACTTTCTCAATTTCTTCAAATGAAGATGACTTGAGGAGGGATGCAGACTTGATCATAGCCCCCTTTAATACTTGCTTACGACAGAAGTCGATAGCCTTGTCTTTGATGAACGCAGCTTCTTCTACGCCATCCGATGTGTGGATACGAGCATAAAACTCCCGTACCGCTTGTGCGGTGGCTTTATCATGATGATTGAGTTCAGTTCTCAACAACGACATCATCACTTCTGAATTTGGATGAGTGTTGTATTTGTTTCTGTAGTTGATGAGCGTCTGTGCAAATACTTGAAGATATTTGCTTTGAAAAAAGCTGATATCTAGAACTTCCATGATTTGATCAAAGAAGGGCCTGTCTTCAAGCATAAGTTGGCATAGTTTTTCTTGGAAATTTTTTCCAAACCTTACAAAGGTTTCGTTCGATGTTAAATCGTTCATTTGTCCTCCAGTATTTTTAGTGTATGAATAAATATAACCTATTCAAGTCAAGTTGTCAAGTAAAACTATCTTTTTATTTTTCTAAAAACAGTCTGTAAATCATTAAAATTTAGCGAAAGACCGTCATCTTCGGCTAACATTTGAGAAAATTTTATTTTGTCAAAATACGGTTCGAAGTCGTTAATTGCATTCTTGACAATTTCTCTATTCATCGGTCGTATGTTGGGATATTGCAGTTGCATAATCGCATAGTTATCTTTTATTAATTTTTCATTAGATTGAATGTTTTCATGAATTTTTAATTTTTTACCTTTCATGGCACAATCTCTGATGATGTCAGCCGTTGTGAATTCTTCCTCTCTGATCAAGTACGGGAATCTCTTGGCAATTGTCTTGAGACCTGCTCCTTTGATTCCAGGTAAATTGTCTGAGGAATCACCAGCGATTGCTCTTGCGAGAGCAAAGTTGTTGGGGTGGATCTTAAACTCATCGATGACCGTTTGCCTTGTAACAATCTTTTTTTGTATTGGTCTATAGATCTGCACGTCTTCTCGACATAACTGAAAGAAGTCTTTGTCTGAAGATATGATTGTCTTCTTCCACCCAGCATATCTCTCGTGGTTAATTACAAGTGCTATGATATCATCTGCTTCTGTAAAATCTGCTACAAGTTGTATAACAGGCATCTCGTTGAGGTACTCCATCAGCCTTACTTGTTGAAAGCCTTTGTTAGCCTCCTGTTTGTCTTCAGGGATCTCAACCATTCTACGATTGAATCTCACCGGTTTGCGACCACCTTTGTAGTCCTTGTTCATTGAACGTCGTCTTGCGGAGCCCTCATGGCCATCCCAAGCGACAATAATCTCATCAGCGTCAAAGTCCCTAGCAACCTTCTGTAAAGACTTTAGGAAGCCAATGGTGCCTCCTACAGGCCACCCTTTTTTATTTAAGTGAGGGCTAATCACATAAGAGCGTAGAAACATGTTCAACGCGTCAATAATAATAACGTTTTTCATTTATCCTCCAAGTTTATAGTATTATAACATATGTCGGAGGGTTTGTCAAGTATTATCTTTCAAACTTTTTTATTCTTAGGCCGAACTCCGCAGAGGAAACAACTCTACCAGTATCAATAAGGCTGCCCCTTATCAGATTTCGAACGTACGCTTCAGCTTCCTCGCTTTCGACAACATAGGCATAGATTCTCCAGTTGTCTACTAGGGCTTCATTTACTCTAACATCGCTGGTTGAAGGGTTCCAGTCTTCGTTGTCTAAAACATACGCTGAATTAGCACTAACAATATCGTAGATGCTTGGAACCACTGCGACTCCCTTGTTGGCTCCAGATGACTTTGTTCTTTCAGGACGCTGATTTGTGTACATTTCTCCACGGCCTGAGACCATCATACCGGCATCGTTTGTCAAGAGTGTTATTCTACCTTTAACTGCAATGCCAACTCCGGCTTGTCCTAATGGGTGACCAAACTTAAAGGTTTCTCCTGATTTATAGGCGACACAAGAGAGTTCATCACGAGAGGTTACTTCTGCCTTAAACCTTGGGAGGTCTGCCAAGTCTCTGTAGTGCACTGTAACAAGAGTGTCCATGAACGCGTGGTCGGCATGTTGATGAAATAATTTTTTTATTATTCTCCCACGTTCAAGATAGTCGGCTATTGGATCATTAGCATAATGCTGTGCTGAGTATGTACCCATTGGAAGACCAGAGGTATTAATGTCAGCAGCCATTGCTTGCCTTTTGGAAAGACTTTCTTTGATCATTTGTTTCAGCTTTGCTTCTGTAAGTTTCATAGGTGGTCTCCGCAATCTTCATAAATAGTTGTCCAAAAACAAAAAAAGCCCCGATGGCGAACCAACGAGGCTGATGAGTTACCTTCAGCGTTTAAGCTTCTTCGGATTCTCCTTCGAGACCAAAGTTCTTGCCTTCAGACTCAAATTTTCTAATGATTTCTTCATCCATGATATCAAACACAACTGATCGAAACTCCTTGTCTTGGAGCCTCTTAGTCCAGCTGGATCTTTGGAACTTATACTCTTTACCATTGCGGTCGTAAATTTTGTTCCAAGCACCGGGTTTAAAACGATCAGAGCCAGATGCTCTTAATGCTTCAAGCCACGATTCTTCATCTTGGATGCCAACGTCTTTGCCCCAGAGAATCTTAAAGCCACATGTGCGACCTTCAGACCCGAAACGGGACTTTTCAACCTTAACCTTCACTTCAGAACCGACCCTAAGACCAGTTGGATCTGTGACGTAAGAGGCTTTTGCTTTACGCTTTGTAAGCCAAATACGAAGCGAACAGAAGTACTCGATTGCCTTTCCACCCGGAGCAACAAAAGGTGTTGTCATGGCTTCTGCGACGTTTGAAGTAATGTTCGTCTTAAGTTGATTGATCAACAGTAGGGTGCATTGTTGATTCGCCAATGGGATAGTGAGTTTCGGGAATGCTTTCGCAAAGATCCGAGGCTTTACCGCCATTGATGATTGAGGATTAAAGTCACCTTCTAAGTCTTTTTCAGAAGATGTTGCTGCAATTGAGTCCCAGATAAACAAAAACTGTGTCTCTGGATATTGACTCATTAAATCCTCGATTGTTTCCAAGGTTTTCTCTACTGAAACTGCTTGGATGTACAAGAAACTATTATTAATATCGATGCCGGAGTTCTCAAGGAACAAGGGGTCGATTGCGGACTCGGCGTCAAAGTAGACAACGCAATGTCCTTTTTTTTGTGCTTGTGCAGCAATTTGACAAGCCATGTAAGACTTACCAGCCGATGAAAGACCAGCAAGCTCGGTGATCTTCCCAACGGGAATACCAGCCATCTTACCTCGGCAAACGATAGAATCCAACCAGCGTGAACCAGTTGGAATCCATTCTTTGACTTCGGTAGGATTGTCTTTATTCAAGTCATGTGCTATATCTAGCCCAACTTTTTTGTTGACAAATTTCTTCATCGCATTGATGTCGATCTTTCCTGCCTTTGTCATTTATTCCTCCTCGGAAGTCGCTGTATCTTCAGCTTCTTCTTCGGGGGATTCTTCAACAGCTTCTTCAACTTCTTCGGTTACTGCTGAGTCTGTTTCCTCTTCTTTATCTCCGCAAGCGAAGAGAAGAGTTAAAATTAATGTAGTCATAATTTCTCCTTATATATAAAAAAGGGTCGTTTTTTTTAACCAAGGGACAAACGACCAAACCCTTAACACAGGAGGACCTATAACTATTCTTCAGACATGAACGCTGCGAAAGCCTTATCTACATCATCACCTGTTTTCTTTTGATACTTCTGAGTCTCTCTTGAAGAGGACTCTGCCGAAGAGTCGGAGGACAGATAACCATCCAGCAGAGCCTGTACATCTTCAACGGACTTTACCTCAAAGAGGTTGTCAATATCAGGTACTGAGTCTAGCAAATCTTGACAGTCAGCAATCGCATCGTCACAGAGGACAGACGGACGACGACGAGGCTGAAGTCCAGTTTTTGGGAAGGAGCCAGGGGTGCCTGGGATTGTGTAAGTCAATTTAATGTCTGTACCAGTTTGAGCGTCAGTAATGTCTCCATAGTCAGGATCCAATACATAACCCAAAAGGGTCTCATAAGCAGTCTTACCATAAGCCCAGATTTTTACACCCTCACCTTCCATTCCACGAACTAGAACAGGTGAGTAGTAACGCTTTCGAGCGAACAATTTCTTTGCTTCGTTTTTGAGGTTTTGATCATCGTTCTCGACTCCATCTCGCCAAAGTTTTGACGCAAAGTCGCAGATAGGACATTCGCCACCATCATTACGTTTGGAACAATAAATTCCAGGGTTTTTTCCAACATTATAGTGGAAATGAAATTCACGGAACGGGTCTCCGTCCGCAGTTGGGAGGATACGGATCATCTGGTCACCAGCTTTTGGTCGCCACATGGTGCTTTTGTTTGATGATTGTTTTCCACCGTTTTTAGATGCGTTAAGTTTAGCACGCATTGCTTCAATATTAATAGCCATAATTTTCTCCAAGGTTATTTATTTTATTGTGTTAATTCACTAAGGTAAGCAGGGTTTCAACCGTACTCCCATTCTTATTATAACATATCCATCAGGGTATGTCAAGCAGTTTCTTCAACTTTTTCTACTTTTTTTATTTGGGCTTCCATCGCCTCAACTTTTTGTATCCAATCCGTCCAGCGTTCAGATTTGAAAAGTTTTTTTCGTCTTCTTAAGACTCTTTTAATTCTGTTCTTTAATTTTAAAGACAAGTCAACTCTTTTAAGAAGATCATCATAAGTCAGTGAGCATTTTACAAATGCATTGGCGTTTGCAGACAAGAATTGAAAGTTTTCGAATCCATCTGTGCCACCAGCATTCACTGGAAAAACATGGTCTAATTCATAGACTACATCCTCTCTTTTCCACAAAGAATAACCAGATCCTGGTCTGTTCCAAACTCCGTTGAGTTGGCCTTCCTTCGTTTCAATCCAGTGAGTGCATCGATGATCTTGCGTTTCAAAGATCATGTCAATGTAATCTTCAATAAGAAACTGGTTCTTAGAAAGACGTGTGTATCCCATATCTTTGAATTTTTGCTTTAATCTTCGGATTAATGACCTTTTAGCATGAGCACTAACAGTACCATTTTGGTCTATTTTGTCTAGGTGCTCTCTAAGAGTCACCTTATCTTTTGTATATCTGTCCTTCATTTGTCCTCCATGATAAAATCTCAAAAAATGGTCAAAAAAAATTTTTGGCATTTTTCGTTTTCTACAAAAAAGTACACTTGACAGGATTCGAACCTGTGACCGTCCGCTTAGAAGGCGGATGCTCTATCCAGCTGAGCTACAAGTGCAAAGCGGCCTTTTGAAAGGAGACCGCGAACCTATGAGATTAACCTTTGTTATTAACAAAAGCTAGCAGAATGTCTGCTTGTGAAATAATCTCTTCCATTGTTGGATAAGATGGAAACTTAGCATCTTTTGGTTCAATTTTACCAAGTTGAATTGATAACTCAACCTCGTGAAACTTTGAATGGTATCTTGCAGTCAAGATGCCTTCTGCTTGTCCGAGCAGACCTGCTCGTAATTCATATCCACTTTTACTCATAAAAATCTCCTTACAGTGTGTGCGTGTGTGAATAATAGGCGGCCTTTTAAGGTAGCCGCAAACCTTTACAGAAACAACTATTAGAATTTGTCAACAGTTACCATGCGGGTTGCACTAGACAAAGATCCCACTTGAGTGTTACTGTTAAATGTTCGATAGCCACCAGCGTCGATGTCCCATACGGTTTCAAATCCAGGACGCAAGCTTCGCTCTTTCAAAGAACTTGGAAAAGTCCCAGAAGGTGCTTCAGACGGGCGAATGAAGTTCATTGTACGAGTTTGACCATTTGACTTTGTGAAAGTGCCGGTGTATACTGTGATATTGATTGAGTTAGTGTTGTTCATAAAACCTCCTATAGTTGTGTTGAACATATATAATATAACATAGTTTTGATACCTTGTCAAGTATTTTTATAAAGTTTTTTATCTGATTACACCAGAAGCTAGAAGCATTGCTAGAAATTGCTGCTCAGTAATTCCTCTTTTCTTTGCTTCTATTTTGATCCAGTCTTTATTCATATATCCTCCAATGATAATATAATATAACATAGTTTTGATACCTTGTCAAGTATTTTTTAAAATTTTTCGTGAAGCCAATACCAAAACCAGGTAAAGCCAAATATAAAAATTACAGTTCCGAGAACTAATTCCATGGTGTCCTTCCTTTTCTTTATACTATTATTATAACATATTGAAAAGGGTTTGTCAAGTAATTTTATAAACTTTTTTATAAAGTTAGAATAACTGTGGGAGACTGACTTGAAGATAGTTGTCTGATTTCATACCATGAATCACCAACTATATTTTTTTCTGAAATATAAAATTGTAAATCCCCAGAGAACAAACGCATACCACAAATCGGCACAGGCGAATTTATATACAACCTGCTTTTGTTGCCATCGTGTATCAATTTTGTTTCTCCTTTGTAGCCATTTTCTTTTAGAACTTTTTTTGCTGCTTCTCTGTGTTTAATAGAGACACGGCTTGAGCCGTTGCCAATAATTCTGTATTTCGCAAACCTTACTCTCCAAGAAGCAGTGTGTAGGTCAACTAGTTTGTCTTCGACGCCGTTCGTAAAGACAATAAATTTAACTTTTTTCATTTCATAGTGTTCAATAAAGTGCTGCCTGAGTAAAGTATCAATCCCGTCAATTTGAATACCTTCAGTTGAAACTTTTGAATACTTTTCAAAGTTTTTATTCATGTGGTCTATGATTTTAACAGATGCTTTAGTTTTTACCACTCCTGTATGAATAAATTTTTTATTTTTAAAATTAGGGATTGCTGTAAACTGTGCCGATTGGCTTGAGTGAGCATTTTTGACCTCTAAATAAAATGAAGCATTGGTCTTGTTGCAAGTAACACGAATGTCCGAGACAGTTGAGTCTGAGCCACCTTCGTGGTGCCATGAAAACATTTTATTTTCATTTTTCTTTAAACGATTGAAAGAATTAAACTCTAAAAGTTCAGAGTGAGAATATTTGTCCATTTGCCCTCCTAGTATTAATAATATAACACATCAGAGGTTGATTGTCAAATTATTTTTTATTTTTTTTCAATTGTTCTCGGCATTCTTCGATTTTGACGGACACTTTTACAATTAATTCTGATATTTCGAATATCTTTTCAGTTACAATTGGATCTGTTAAGTGCCCGTTCTTGTAATCAGTGGATACGGCTTCGAGGATCCTCTCCTCCGCCATCAAAAGCTCCTTTTTGTTTCTCTTAAGTGTCCTAAGGGTGTCTAAGTCCATCATTGTTCCTCCGTATTAGTCTTGAATAAAATGAGTAGAGTGGATAGAGTAGTAATGGTTTCCTTCACTAGATTTCCATATAGCAAATGAAGTATCTCTATTTTTTTCTTTATTGTCTCGAACTAGTTGTTGACATTTCGGTATGATACCTTCATCGTTGTCAAGGTCTTCCTCATCTATATTAATATTATAGCATGTTTCAGTAATGTTGTCAAGTTCAAAGAGCAGATTTTCTTCTCCATCTAATTTTCCCATTCCTATTGTCGATATCCTAGAGATATCTTTTTTTTCATGCAACTTGCCAAAGTCAGGATCAACATGTTGACAGTATAACAAATTCTGAAATGTGGAATAAATAAAATAATTTACTTTATCATAATATTTTAACGCAGTACCTGTGCCTGCATGTGTGAACAGGGTTTTGTTATCTAAAATAACCATCTTATCTATCTTACCTGAGCGGGTGTACTCTTGTAATACCCCAAAGTGGACTCTATGTCTCTTTTGTTCTCTGGTCGATGCAAATTCAAGATCAGGTACGATATAAACAACTGTTGTTTTAAAGCTCTCCAGAGCCTGTAGAACACGTAAGGATGCTCCAGCTATCTTACCACCTCCACAGACAAATAGAATGGCTTCAGAGTGAGATTTGAGTCCCTTCTGTGTAAGTTTGATTGGTTGCTCATCATATTTCTCAACAGAATCTTGTTTAGGTATCCCCTCATCTTCGTCGAGAACAATAATTTTATAATTTTTTGTGTGAGGCTTAAACAGCTTTACAATATTTTTGCCGGCATTGCCGAGACCAACCATTAACATTTTTTCTCCATTGTTTTCATGTACGTACTTGGTATGTGGTACTCTTTAAAGTCTTTAAATAAAATCACAAGACATGTCTCGAAAACACTTTCGTGTCGAATTACTTTTTTAACCAATCCCACATCCCCATTGACATATCCAAAAATATTTTTTTCTTCAAATGGCGATCTAATCAGTATCACCAGATCTCCCACTTCCATTTTTATCTCCCAGTAAGGCAATATAATCTAAAGGTATGCTTTCAATTATGTCAGTTCTAAATAGTCTGACTTTAGCCACAGTGTAACTGGAGTATTCTCTAATTTCCATGAGGATTCCAATGTCGCCTATCTTATATCTCTGCCAGTCCCAATCCATGTAAGGATAAATTACAACGACGAGGTCTCCAACTTCAATCATGATATTTTTTTTATTTCAATGTCCCACATGGGGACGTCTTTCTTTTCTTTTCCGAATAAAACCCAATAAATATAATGATTTGATCTCATTCTTTCAACACTTGTTACAAGGCCAATTTCTCCCTGAACAAATCCAGTAGTAACCGAATCAACGACTTGCACAAGATCGCCTACTGAGAATTTACTCACCACTTAAACTCTTTCATTGAACCCAAGTTTTTTCCGAGAGAGCAATTGACTTTAAATTTTCCAAGTTTAGTATTGCCGAACATCTCAACCAACTCAGGAATTAATCTCCTGTCATCTTTGTGTAGGTCGATGACAACGCTATCATGAACAACGAAAGCAACATGGGATCGTGTTGCCCTAAGAAAGTTAGAAATTTCGCAAAACCTGTCCATGGTGTTGTCCGAGGAGCTTGATTGCAATAGGTAGTTGAGTGCCTTGCGAAAGGGAGCAGGGATCGATCTACCGAAAGGGGTTTGAACCTTTTCTCCATCATAATATTTTTCTCTAAGGTTGTCCCGATCGTAGAAATCTGATTGTATTGTTTGGGAGTCGGGGTTATAGAGCCAAGCAAATAATTTTGTTTTAGCTTTGTCTCGGCTAAGTTCTTTTTTAAAAACGTTTTTGATATTCCACTCATGTATATCCTCCTCAGGTTGTTTGTGGCCTTGCAGTGCAAGCATTGTTCGGACTTCAGCAGCGTTGAAGTCAAGTTCAAGAAACACACTGTTGTTTGGTCTAACATGTCTCTTCAGTTCCGTCTTAAGATTCAAGATTGGGAAAGAGTATTTCTTTGTAGTGAGTCGACCCGTCACAGTTCCGAAAATGTCATAGTCAACATATGGAGTGCTTTCGCCGAATTGATCGTAAAGATGTTTTGCTTTCGGGTCATCAGCCGATGAACAGTAGACAGCAAATGAATTTAGGTTAACGGGATATTGTTTTAGTTCTCGTGTGGCTGCCTGTATCCGTTTTAAAAAATTATAGTTATCAGGTTGCTCTACGGAATCAAATACCCACTGTGTAATGTCGTTACGAGCTTCAAAATAATGTTGAAGTTGTTTTCTCGGCACAACGTCGTAGAAACAAACGTCATCAAGGTTAATTTTGGATGCCGAGAAAGCTTTGAAATGGGCTTTCATGAGGTTTTTAACGAAATCCCATCGCTCCCTTAGGTGCTCAGGGCAAACAGCGTCTATCGACTTACCAGACACCAGCAAATTGGCGTATTCGATGTCTCTGCTATACAAGTGATCAGAGTATGACCACGTTTTTGATATTCCATCTGGTATTTTATCCCAGACGAATTGACCGCTAAGGTATGTACCGGCACAGTCGGTTTTGTTGTCCATTAATTGGAATAGCATTTGTCCTCCTAGTATGACGAGCCACTGCTAGACGGACCTCCTCCAGTCTGTTGTCGCTGTGCCTCTGTTGATGTCCCAGAATTTTGAAATATTCTTCTTTTCAAATCATGGAAGCCACCATTTTTATTCCAAAGTTGATCACGGAATATATTATCAATATAACTTATTGCTGAGGGTTTGTCAACATTTTTTAAAAGATATTTTGCTTTACTATGGATGTGCCCCATTCTGTCTGGGTCAAAAGGCATGCCGTCTTCTAGGTTTCTAATTTGAGCGTAGAAATATATCTCCTGCAGAGGAGTGTGGGGTCTGATATCTGTTTGAATGTTTTCTCTTTGGACAAACTCTGAGACTGTCTTGCCACATTTCCTCATTACGATTCTCGTTTGAGGGTTTTTCAAAACATATTTATTATAATATATATTAATAATATCATATAGAATATTTATATCTATAGTATTTGTTTTTATATATCTTTTAGAAAATATATCTTTTAAATTAAATAAACCATATGAATATCTTATTGTTTCTGTTGCAGGAGAGCTTAAGTCACCTACAATAATATTAGGATTCTGGTGAGATATTGAAAACCCCATGTTAAGACTAATGTTTTTAAAGTATCCAAAGCAAGGATGGTCAATGATGTTATTTATTTTTGTTTGGTCATCATCGTAGCCCATATCCTCCAGCATAATACCTAAACCTGTGTCTAAGATAGAAGATTTGTTTGATGTCATCCATCTTGTCATGGTTATAGGAACATCTTTTGGTTGATTTAAAATAAATTTAAAAAAATGGTTGACATAGTCATTATAAGATGCTATACTATTATTACCAAGTACAATTGGTATGTGTGTTTCGTTGTATAATTGGAGAATATCGCCTAGGTATTCTCCATATTTCAACTTAGGATCTTCGTATGACATTTTTATATTTAAATTGGCGAGTTCAAATCCTCTCTGAGAAATCAGATTTCTTTGTAAGGCTTGTTCCATATTCAGACGCATTAAAGCAAACGAGTCAGCAACAAAATCAAACACTCTACCGCCGTTAATATCAACAAGGTATCTTTGGTCTGGTACCACAGATGTGTTTTCGTGATCAATGCACCCGTAGTGCAGACGTTCAACGAAGTGAAAATCGTTTATCACTTTGTCTCCAAGCCCACCATTCTTGTGATGAGCTAAAGATTGATATTTGTTACGCATAAAGTATCTATACAAAGTACTACTATAATTTCTAGAATTAAATTGTCTAGCCATATATTAATTACTCCAGCTCTGACTTTTTCACACTACCAGCCGGAGTATATGTCCCGTCTGCGTTTTTAGTGAGAACCGGAATATCCGGCCGTGCATCGCTTTCTAACGTTTCCGCATTCAATAGAGTGGGAACTTCATTTTTTAAAACATATAATTCTCCATCATCGTACTTTTCTTTCATTGTCTTTGCCGGTGTACTACTAGAGCCATCGCCATCTATATCCTCTTCAAGGCCATCAGTTTCCTCCGTGTCCACCGTAGCACCTCCTACTGTCGCTGGAGTATCTGACTCAATGCCAAGTCCATCTAATGCATCTGTGCCTATAAATTTAGTGGAAACTTTTATTTCAAAATCTTCCGGTACAGGACCTAGTTTGTAATCGACTGATGAAACGATATAGTAACCTCCAAAACCTAGTTTTTGAGCAGGAGATGGGGTTCTGTATGCGGTGCTGCCGGGGATTTTGCCTCCAATGTGCGGGTTCCACTTTTGAGCACTGGTCCAATCCCTCAGGTAAAAATCAATCGCCGTTCCGGGGTACAATAAAGTGTTGGCACCGTTTGAGCTAAAAGAAAAATCTAAGTCGTAAAAGTTGGAAAGCAATGTCATGCCCGAGTTATTTGCAAATCTGGATTCTCTTAAGAACGGCTGAGTTGTTTTTGTAAATGTTACATTGCTTAAAAAATTTGCATTGGTAAACTTTCTACCATAATGTATTTCGGGTGTTGTATCATCAAATCCACGTCCGGAATCTCCAACTTTGTGAAAATTAAAAGATGGTCTTTGCATGTAGGCAACAAAATAAACCGTTCCTTCATTAGATGGTATTGCATTACCGTCTACAGTTTTCGGAGGGCTTACTTTAAAACTAGCATCTCTTTTTAAAATAATTGAATTTTTGGTAATCCAGTCATTGTTGATTTCTTTTATGTAAGAACTATTCATTAAAACTTCCTCTAGAGGATTATTGAAAACTGGTTTTGTCGCCGTTGGATTTACATTTTCCCATTTACGGCAATCATGAAAAAATCCGGTCCTAAGTATGGGAGGTTTCTCATTATACATCGCATCTCCCAGACAGACTTCAAATAAAGTATTATTAATCAATCTTTCGATCAAAGACCCGACTGCTTGTTGGAAAGGTAAGAAAGAAACACCCTTTTTAGTAACTGTTTGATCAAACCATCTAGAGAAAAATCCAATATCTATAGGAATTTGAGCTAAATTAAATATTGCTCTTTTGTCGCCATCGACGGGATTAAACATTTCAATCGAGCTTAGTAAGGTAAACATGTTTTCGATAGAAATCGATTTTTTTAGATGGTTGGGGTAAACAGTATACCCACTTGAAGCCTTTGTATAAAGAGCGTCTGCAAATTCATCTACAACATCACCTAAGTAAACGCAATATCCGCTTAATTGATTAGCCGGATCTGGTGGCTCGTCGGATCCACTTATTGCCATGTCATGAATATCTTTTGGAGTTGAAGTAGCAGGTGCACCGGTCGCTGAGTTTGTGGTTACCAAAGATGGCGAAATGGTTATTAAATTTGTACCAGCAGCCTTTAGATCAGCTACATATCCATAATCGAAAAAGCCTGTTGCCTCAAAAGAAGCTATTGTGGAGTCGGATATTGAATATTCATAAAAACGTTTTTTGGCCATCAACCTGTCCAATATGGTCAAGCCACTAATATTTCCCGTCTCAGCTTCCAGTTGTGTCCGATCAGTTCTTAGTTCGTCTCGGGCGGCTTCCAAAGTTGTTGCATTCGGATTATCGTAATATTTATTAAGCTTAGTTTTAATATTCTTAGATCTGTTTATTCTATCATTGAACATGGTGTCATCTGCTAAACAATCCATGAGTGGCATTGAAAAAACTGAATTAAAAAAGCCTCTGTAGTTTACGTCTAGAGTAACAAAACCAGTAGCAGAATCTCGCGATATTGAATGATCTATTGTTGTTAGGTCAATAATTAAATCACTATTGTTTCCACTACCAACTGCAGATACTTTCAACCTCAACCGGTTTCTCATGGGGTCATAGTGGTTCCTGACTGGTATGGCCCTTGGTTTACGGTTGACATATGGAAATTCAATTAGTGATTCGATTGTGTATGAGTCTTTCGCATCGACGTCGCCGGCTATAACTGTGTCCATCATATCTAGACCTGTGAGTTTTATTTGAAGGCTAACTTCGACATCTTTTCTTGCCATAGAAGGGTTGGTACCATTAAATTTTATGCTTAAATTTACAAGCTCTGGGCTATCTTCAGAAATTCTTCCTTGGTTGATTATACCTCGATCTCTTGCTTGAAGGATATTATTAAGTTTTGTTGTTATGGTCGCTACATCGGATCCAAATTCCGTTTTAAAATCAGCATTGGTAATTTGTCCATTTCTAACAAGTATTAGTTTTCTTCTAGTGTACTCTACATAAGATTTTATGTACTGGGTAGCAGCAGTCCCAGTGGCACTAAAATATTGCTTAACACTGCCGGCCGTTACATTTCCTCCGCCGGTGAAACCTTGGATTTTATCAACAATCGTTTCATTGAGAAAAGTTTCACCGCTATCAGGATCAGTTACAACATCAATAAAGCTTAGTGTTTTAGTTAGACTTTTGCGATTTTTTGTTATATTAGCGTCTTTATTTGCGGCTTTGAGAACATCGTAATTGCTAAACTTTGACTTGACGCTATTCGGATATAAAAGGTGATTCATAAAATCGTTTGGCTTATGTCCCTTAGAACCATTAATGGTTATCGGAAACACGCGTCTATTGTAATGAGATTCGCCCGGTTTTCTTCCTGTTACATCCGTTGGGTAATTTGTCATTGAGTATCCCTCCGCAAATATATCTGCGAATAAAGCACATTGCACATAATTGAGGTACTCTCCGGCTGTCAACTCCCCATCGCCCACTACTTGATTTTGAGCAACAGCACTCGCCATACGAGCAACCGTGTCTATATTCCCAGATGCTGCTGCCTCAGCAAGAAGTTCGGCTTCGTCTTTAAACATGTCCCAAAAACCGGGAGTTAAATCCAAGCCCCCTTCTTCTGCATTATCATAGACTGTAAGTATCAAGGATTCAAATATAACATCTGCTATTAGTTTTTTATTGCTAGCTCTTGTTTCTACTTCATATTTTGCTAGTAGAAAATACACAATACTGGTATCAGATGCGTTAAAATTGATACCAAAAATCTCTTGTCTAATAACTTTATTTGCAAACAAAGAATCGACACCGGCACCTTTAAAGGCTTTTTTTAGTTTTACCTTTGCTGGAGCCTTTAGATCCTTAAAATCTTCGTGACTGCTAATACCATCATCTATTATAGTTTCTAAATTTGTTTTAAAATTAAAGGTATTAGAATTATGAAGAGTTCTTTCTGGTGTAATACTGTTTATGTCGCCTAAGTATTTCAAAAACATAGGGTGGCCTATGCTAGCAGGGCGACTAGTATTATCATATACGTATTTTAGTGGTCCATCTCCAGTAATCTTATAATTTGATTTATCAAGATTACTGAAGATGGGGGTGGTAATTGATTTAGCTAAACTATCAATATATGTTTTAAAATCTCCAACATTGCCGAATCTTTCAATATCCCGAGACATTACTTCTCCCGCTTTCTAAAAGGTCTGCCAATCCAACAGGATTCCTAGGAATGTATACTTCATCTCCAATTTTGTAATGAGAGTCTGTTGGTTTCTTGTTGACTAATGCTATGACCCACCAATAAGAATAATCGTTATAATACTTATAAGCAAGGTTAAACAGCTTGTGTTCATGACTCCAATAAATAGTATCTAAAACCTCAATGCTATAATTTTGCAACCCATCAAACGGTTGTGTTGTGGAGATGCTTAAGAACTTTACACCTCTTTCTTCGAAGACATCAAAGTACATGTCGTTATTTAAAATTCTTGGTCTTTTTAGATATTGTTTTGGCATTTATTC